TTCTTGGCCATGGCGCGGATGGTGGTGCCGCGCTTGCGCTCGGCCTCGGCGGCATCACGGCGGATCAGCTCTTCGGCCGCGCGTTTCTCTTCTTCGGTCATTTCGGTTTCCTCTTGGGGGTTGGCCACGGCGGCCGGTTGGGCGGCAGGCTCTGCAGCCTCCCGAGTTTCGAACAGGGTGTTGAAGCGCTGGCCGTCGTACTCGGCCGGGGTCTTGGCGCTGCGGATCTTGGCGCCGTCGTCGAAGCCGATCGGCACGATGGAGAGCTCCATGGGCTCCCAGTCCACGGCGCGGTAGATGGGCATGGTGTCGTCACCGCCCTCTACCAGGACGTAGCGGTGCACGGTGTAGCCCACACTGATGTTCCGGAGGATTCCGTCCTTCACGTCGCGGAACACCTCGTCGGCGTCATCGCGCTTGCTGAAGCGCACCAGGGCGTGGCCCTCGCCGTTCTCGAGCCAGGCCTTCTCAACCACGGCCAGTACCGAGCGCAGCTCCCACTGGTTGTGGGCGTTGAGGAGAGGAGCGCCGTTGTTGAGGCGTTCCATCTTCACGGCCGAGTCGCTGACCTCCAGTTCCTCGAGGTAGTAACCCACGTCCCAGTTCCAGCGGCGGCCCTGGGCGCCGGTGGTCCACACCAGCTCAGCGGTGCGCGCCTCGATGTCGACCGTCTCCGGACGCACTGCGGCGCGCAGCGTGAGCATGGGGGTCTCATGCGTCTTGTTCGTCGTCTGCGGCATCTTCCGGTTTCTCTTTGGTGGTGTTGGTGGCGGCCGCTGCCGACCCGGCCGCGAGCACCTTGCGAGGGTCGCAGTCGAGGATCAGCCCGAGGTCGTCGAGCAGGGCGTTGGCGTCCTGGATGTTCTTGGCATGTGCCTGCGGGTCGGTGATGCCGAGCTCGCGCAGGGCATCCGGCCAGGTGACCAGGCCATTGCGCAGGCGCTGCTTCACGGCCTCGATCTCCGACTTCGGATCGACCATCTCGCGGCGCGGCGGCGTCCACTCGGCTTTCACGTCCTCGAGCACGCCACCCGGCAGCAGGGCCTGCGCCTCCATGAACCAGGACCAGACGCCGACACAGAGCTGAGGGATCAGCATCCGCCATTGCCACACGTCCACCCGGCGGGCGAAGTGCAGCCAGCCCATCCGGCCGCTGGAGAAGTTCACGCCCTTCAGGTCACCAGTGGTGAGCTCGTAAGGAACACCCAGGCCGACAGAGATGGCGTGCAGGCCCTGCCAGGCGTAGGAGTCGTAGCCATTGAACGTCGGCGGCGTGCCGAAACTGACGCTTTCACCTTGAGCCAATTGCTGGATGATTCCGGGCTCAACCCTCTCGATGAGCGGAGGCGCCTTACCGGCGCCACCGGTTCCTTCGTCTTGAGTGACGAAGGCGGAAAAGCAGGCGGCGATCTTCGCCTGCTCCATCACCGCGTCCTCCATCTCATCGAAGTTGCGCAGGCGCTGCATCACCGGCGCGAACCAGCTGTAGCCGCGAGCTTGGCCGGGGCGCTTCGGCAGGAAGATGTGGATCACGTCCTCAGCCGGAATGCGGCGAGAGGTTGATGTGCGCCAAGCGTTGTTGGCACCAGGGTGCTGATCGAACAGCCAATAGGCGACTCGCGTGCCGATGGGGCTGAACTCGATGCCTTGGATGATCTCGTTGGCACCGTTGGGGCCATGCTTCTCCTCGTCGAGGAAGTCGGCCTCCAGCACCTGCAGCTGCATCGGCACCGGCAAGCCATCCGAGGACTTGCGCCAGCGCCGGCGTACCAGCACTTCGCCGCCCTCTGGCACCGCCTCCATGATCTTGTGCTGAAGGCCGTAGAAGTTCTCCAGCCCGTCGGCGTCGCAGAGCGTCTCCTCGCCCCAGGCCTTCCACAGGTCCATCAGCTTCTTGTTGGCGCGGGCTGACTTCGCCATGGGGCGCGGGACTATGCCGGCGCCGACCACGTTGTCGGCGATGCCGGTGACGGCGCGCTCCGCGTATGGGTTGTTCCGGCGCAGATCGCGCGCGCGGTTGCGCAGGCGGGCCAGGGCTGGGCCAATCTCGGCGTTGGCGTCGGTGCTGCTGCTGCGCCAGCCGTCGTTGCGGCGGCCCTTGGCGGCCCCCTCGAAACGTCGCTCGAAGATATCGATCTGCAGATCGATCTTCTTTTTCCGCAGGCGAGCTTCTGCGCGTTTCGCGGCACGGCCGGGAAACAGGTTGTCCATGAAGCCCATGTCAGTAGCCTTTCGAGAAGGAGGCGTAGCGCCTTCCCCCGTTGTTGTGGGAGTTCAGGCCGAGCTCGCCTTCCATCTGGCGGAGGATGCGCATCATCTCGTCCACGCTGCGGTAGGTGACGGCGCGGTCGGCGTAACGCACCTGAAGCTCGCCGCCGGCCAAGGCGGCCTTCAGGGCTTCGTACTGCTCCAGGGTGTAGGCCATCAGTTCTTCTTCCAGTAGGAGGATTTGGCGCGAGGCCGTTCTTTGGTGTTGTCGATTGCGGCCTCGCCACCTGGCTCTGGCTTCACAGCCAGCGCATCAAGGTCCAAGCCGAAGCGTTGCTGGCTGATGCGCAGCGCGGCAATGGCGCCGACCAGGCAGTCGAGCGCTTCGTTGCGGCGGCCTTGGGCATCCCAGCGATGCACGCGCAAGCCATTGACGACCTTGGGGACCTTGACCTCGGAGGTGAGTTGCCTGACCTCGCTCTCGTCGCAGATGTCGCCGTTTGCCGGCAGGTGGATCACGCCAGGCTGGCATACGCCGGCCTGCGACTTTGCGGTATCGACCGGCAGCTTGAGGCGGCTGTAGATCAGCTCCTTGGCATTGTCGGTACCGATCTCGGTCAGGTAGACCTTGGCCTTGTTCTTGGTGCGCGGCATGTTGGCGATGGGCTTGCCGTACTGGCTGGCACCCTTGGTCGGAATGACCCAGAGCAGGCCGTGCTTGCGGCTGGCTGCGTACACCTCGTCGGTGTAGTGGCCGCCGGAGTCCCAACCCCAACGGTCAACCTTCATCACTAGGCCGTCCGCACGAGTGAACTGCCGCTGCAACTCGATGCCGGCCTTGCGCTGCAGCTCCTCGCTGGCGGGGTCACCCATGAGGATGAAGCGGTAAACCAGCCAAGCCTCTTCGCCTTGGCCAAACGCCCAAACACGGCCTTCGAGGCGGTCGTCCTGCGTGTCGATGAAGCCGGTGAGCACTACGGCAAGCTGCGGAACCTGACCAGTCCAAACCTCGCGTCGACCATAGAGCTCTTCCCAGTCGACCTTGGACTGCACCTCCTCCCACATCTCGCCAAGCGTGGTGTTTGTAAAGGTGATCAGCTTCTCGCGGTCGCCTTTGATCTTCAGCCACTCTTCGGCGATCTTCAGCCAGGCCGACCAAGTGCTGTAGATGGCCCAGCAGTAGAAGGCGACGGACTTGGGCGTGCGGATCGGTTGGTCGTCCTTGTCGAACCAGTCCATTGAGTCGCGCGTCCAGATGCCGGTGACATCGCAGATCCAGCGGCCGTGCGGAGCTGCTGCCACCATGTCCTGGTGGTAGAAGTTCTCGGCGCAGCACTCGCACACGTACCAGGCTTTGGTGGCCTGACCGAGCTCGTCCTTTTCCCACTTGAGGCCGTAGCCACAATCCTTGCCGCCGAACTTGAGCGTTTGCTCGTGCTGGCAGTGCGGGCAAGCAACGTAGAAGCGAAGGCGGATCGGCGACTCTTCGGCTGCCTTATTGATCTGGCAGCTGCCGGCCTTCTTGGGCGTGGAGCCGCGGATCGACTTCGGGTAGGTGGCGCCGTCGAGGCGCTTGTCGCCCAGGGTGACGGCATCGCCCTCGCCCTCGATGTCCGGGTCGAAATTCGACAGTTCGTCGTAGATCGTTTCGTCAGCTGACAGCTCGCGGTAATTGCCCGAGGCGGTACCGCCGCGAATCCACAGGCTTTTGCGGTTCGAGAAGGTCTTTGCTTCGATGGTGTTGTCGCGGTGCTTCTTGCCAAACCAGGGCGCCAAGTCCTTGATCACGGGAACATCACGGATCAGGCCATCGACGTGACGCTTGCTGATGCCCTTGGAATCGGTGTCCGTCGGGCTCCACATCACGATATTGCGGCGCTTGTGCTGCAACTTGTAGCCGATGTTGGCCATCAGCAGCTTGGTGTAACCGATCCGCGCCGACTTCACGAAGTTGACGACGGCGATCAGGTCATTGCCCATCGCGTTGAGGATGGCGACCTGAAACGGGTCAGTCGTCCACTTGCCTTCGTGATACGAAGACTCGGACGACATGTAGAAATGCTCGTCGGCCCACTGAACCGCAGTCATCGGCGGTTCTTTATACAGCCCCTGCAACCCTAACCGTACGGCCTTGCCGAGGTCACTGATCCAAGGTTGCAAGGTACTCATCGAGGTATCCCGGAATTTCGTCGCCGAACTGAGAGGCGATGTTGCGGGCCAGGGCGATCTCGCGCTCCGTGGTTTCGAGTATCCGAGCGTCGATGTCCGGGTGGCGGCGGCTTACGGTCTTGCCGACGGTTTCGAGTTTGGAGCCGATCTTCGAGGCGATTTTCTCCAGGGCGAACGTGACGAAGGGAGCTGGTATCAGCAGCTTGTCGTTCACCTGGTTTTTCTGCTCGACGGCGTAGGCCTGGGCCGTGGTGAGACGCAGGCGCTCCTGCATCAGCTTGTATTCGATCAGCGGATCGAGAACCTCGCCATCCGAACCGCTGGGTTGGTGTTTCTTC